AAGTATGTTTGACAGACTTGCAAGCAAGAAAGTTCGCTTTGAAGTTGTCAAAGGTGCTATGTCAGGTATCGGCTTGTTTGCTAAGTTGTACAAATTTAGTGATGCTAAGAACGTGCTAGTGTTTGATGATTGCGATATCTGGGAAGATCAGGACGCTATCAACGTACTGAAAGGTGCGCTTGATTCAGGCAAGACACGTAGAATTTCTTGGAATAAAGATTCACGTATTTTGCGTGATGAAGGTATCCCGAATAGTTTCAACTTTAACGGCTCAATTATTTTCATTACAAACAAATCGTTTGATGCTAAGAAAGCCGGCAAGATGCAACCTCATTTAGATGCATTACAATCACGTTGTCACTTTCTGGACCTGACAGTTGATAGTGAGCGTGACAAAATGTTGCGTATCAAGCAGGTTCACCGTGATGCTGATGGTGGTCTGTTTAGTGAGTATGATTTTACGCAAGAACAGACAGATGAAATTATGTCGTTCATTTGGGACAATCACAGCAAATTGCGTGAAGTGTCTTTGCGTATGTGTTTGAAGGTTGCTGACTTAGTTAAGATTAGTGCTAACTGGCGTGAACTTGCTAAAGCAACTTGTATGAAGGCATAACCCCTGCAGTGTGCGTAGAGGCAATGTCAATAAGCCCTCTTCGATAAATTTTTCATCATGCTCCTTGAGCATTTGGGGAACTTAGGTTCCCCTTTTTTTGCCTATTACTTTGCTTTTTGCAAAGTGTCCTGTTATACTTACAATATGGATTTTAAAACACTTAATGAACTTGCAACATGGATGCTTAGTAACATTAGACTAAGCAGATATGATGACCAATTTGTGAATAACCTTACCCTTTATATCACGCAACACAATCGGATCACTAGCAATCAGGATCTTTTGTTTAGAAAGGTAGCAGGTAAATATAAAAGGCAATTCTCTCAATTAAAAATTGAAGTAGAAGAAATACTGACACGGCCATGGGATGTTAAGATAGTAGAAAGTATTCCTGAATACACGGGAGCGTCAATCAAAATAGAAAATAATAAACTGATATTACGTTCTCCTTTTAATAAAAACTTTTTAACAGCACTTAAAAAGAATCCTATTTATACACTTGAATGGGTTAAAGATAGACGACAATATGAAGGAGAATACAGTCATACCAATTTGAAAGAATTGATGTACTTAACAGCGGACCACTATTCTATATTGAACCACTGTGAAAAGGTCACTCAAATTGTTGAGAGTCTTAGCGTATATGAGAATGTTAAATACTGGGTGCCCACTCTAGTCTACAAAGGACATTTCTATATTGCCGCATTGAATGAACATTTGTATGAAGCGATCAAGGTCATTGAAATAACAGACGATTTAAAAACAATAGCAACATTAGTTAAGTATGGTGTTGTCATTGACCAATCAGTCAAGGATCATTTCTTAGAAACAGAGCATCCAACTAAAGTAAAATTAGCTACAAGTTTTCAATTGGATATTGAAATGTCTGATTCTAAATTAGCGGTACAATGGTTAGAAGAATTTGGATGTGATGCTATATGCGAACCCAAAGCATTTTTAGTTAGTTCTAAATTAGATATACATGATACAAGTATTAATGTTTGCAAAAATCCTAAAGACTTGAAAGATTACAATAATCCTGTTATAGTGTATCAACGTGGACATTTCTCATTAGTCAATGAGAAGCCAATGAAGCTGTTTAAAATAATCAAATTCGTGAACTCGGAACCAATAGATTTAGGACCTAAATGAAAGAATGTAAGTTAATAATTAGAGATGAAGTAAACGTCAAACTTGAGGGACTAGAACTGGGGGACCGCAAGACATTGATGAAAATGTTTGAGTTTGAAGTTCCCGGGGCAAGATATCTTCCTGCAGTAAGGTTAGGTAGATGGAATGGCAAGAGCAGTTTCTTTGCACTAGGTGGAAGTACATATATTAACTTGTTACCAGAGATATTGCCATTACTAGACCAAGCTGGATATGATATTGAACTAGATGATACTAGAGACTATCAAACAACATTCACATTTACTGAAGTGTCCGAGGATACATTCAAGCATAAGAATTGGCCAGTGGGTCATCCAATGGTGGGTCAACCTATCATATTGCGTGACTATCAAATTGAGATTATCAACAACTATTTGAAGAACCCGCAGTCACTACAAGAGATTGCAACTGGTGCAGGTAAGACATTAATTACTGCGGCACTATCAAGTTGTATAGAACAATATGGTCGTAGTATTGTTATTGTCCCTAACACTAGTTTGGTTACACAAACAGAAAAAGATTACATCAACTTGGGTCTAGATGTAGGTGTCTATTACGGTGGACGTAAAGAATATGACAAGACACATACAATCTGTACCTGGCAAAGTCTAGGTAACATGTTGAAGAATACTAAAGCAGGTGAAGCAGAAGTACCATTCCAAGACTTCATTGAAGGTGTTGTATGTGTTATTGTAGATGAAGTGCATCAAGCAAAAGCCGATGTTCTTAAGTCATTGTTGTCTGGTGTAATGAGTCGTATCCCATTACGTTGGGGCTTAACTGGAACTATCCCTAAAGCTAAACATGAATCAATGTCATTGACTGTAAGTTTAGGCCCTGTTATTAATCAATTATCAGCAAGCACACTACAAGACATGGGCGTACTATCACAATGTCACGTGAACATCGTTCAATTACAAGATGGTATGGAATTTACTAACTATCAAAGTGAACTTAAATTCTTGACCAGTGATGAAAAACGAATGCAAAAGATTGCTGAGTTGTCTAGTACAGTTAAGAACAGTGGTAACACATTGATCCTTGTTGATAGGATTGAAGCAGGACAATTACTACATTTGAAACTAGAAGAATTAGGTGTACCGGAAGAGAACGTAGTATTTGTATCAGGTGGTACTAAAGGTACAACTAGAACTGAACACTATGATGACATTGCTACTGCTACAAATAAGATTATCATTGCCACATACGGTGTTGCGGCAGTAGGTATTAACATTCCTCGTATCTTTAATGTGATGCTATTAGAACCGGGCAAGAGTTTCGTTAGAGTGATTCAGTCTATCGGTCGTGGCATTCGTAAAGCAGAAGATAAAGACTTTGTGCAGATTTGGGATATTACAAGCAATTGCAAGTTTGCCAAACGACATTTAACACAACGGAAAGCATTTTACAAAGAAGCTAACTACCCGTTTGATGTAGAAAAACTAAAGTATAAGTGATATAATACATTATGCGTATATTAACCCTAGACAACGAATTCTATAACTTAGAAACACTTCCTGAAGAAATTGATGACTTGCGTTTTGCTATCTTAGATAACAGTAACCCAAGCAATGTAGACTATCATTACATTCCACTAATCTTTTTAGAATCATTCAATAGCCCTGCACTTGTATTGAAGATAGGTAACAGTACAATTAAGATGCCCATTGATTGGCAAATATTAATCGGTGAACAAGAGCATGGTGATTTAGAAACACTACCATTAACTAGTATCAACGATAGAGGATTTAATGCGTTTGAGTTCAATCCTCTGACAAGTTTTAGCCCATCGTTTGTGCCGATTGAGATTGTAGACATTTACCACGATGTGACTTGGTATGCACCCCGATTGAAGAATGGTCAGTTCTTATGTGTACCATTAGATGATGGGCCTAAACCAAGATGTGTTTATTTTGTAAAAGAGATTAGTCGTAACTGCGAGATAGTAGATTATAGTCAGGCATTCTAATGGCAACTAGAAAAGCATCAGTACCTAAAGACGAACAACTTGAGAAGCAAGACTTTCCTTTGTTTGATGCAATTGCGGCATTAGATAGGAAAGATTATACTTTCTATGATAAGTTGCCACCAGAGCAACAAAAGAAGTTCACATCATTCATGTTGGTTAGATACATGAGCTATATCAAAGGCTCAGGTGAGATTGCAGGTTATTACGCACGTAGCGTAGACTATCACGCTAACAAATATATCTTTAATGAATATGTACAGAAGCACCCTAAACTACAATGGTTGATGTTGTGTGCTTCAAGCCCGGGCTTGGGTAAACAATTTCATCCTTGGATCCCGCAGATTAAAGAGAAGGTTAGTTTATTAAAAGAACCTGCTCAACTGAAAGATATAAAAGAGTATTATAAGAAAATCTATCCTAAAGCAGGTGATGATGACATTGATGAAGTGTCAAAAGCATATGTAACAGAACAGAAA